CAACCATTGAAGGACATTTTGTCCCCCCAGGATGTTCGAATCTTTTAGAAAGGAACAGAGCCAGAACTGACAGCAAAGCCGTCAGCAGTGCCTACAGACCCGGTTTCCTACAGCTTTACAGCCATGGACCTAGGTCGTACCACTGTGCAACCCAACCTAAAGAGAACTTCATCACAGATTTACCAGACGATGGGATGTCATTATTCATCTCAGGTCTGTCCCCTCTTGCCACCGCCTCGATTTCACTAAGGCGATTTGAGAGAAGGAACGGATGAAGTCTACTGAACCCCCACGGAGTGACGTACTCGAGCCAGTTCGGCGCTAGTACGTTGCCTTGTGATTTAAGGGGATCCATGATCTCTTCAAGGAGGACTCGGTTTCGGAAGAGGCTAGTACTTAGACCTCTTCGCTCGAGGGCCCACAAGTGACTTAGTAATAAGCCACGTACTCCGCTCTTAAGGGTTTTGCCCTTATCCGTGACGTGCACGACTTGATACCCTTCGGTACCGTGTTTTGCACGACTAGGAGCAGCTTCATCAAAATTGGAGATGAAGCCACCATCACCGAGCATCGTGTCAATCCGAAAAAGTAAAACTTTTGGAATAACAGACACAAGGTAATCGAAAACGGGTTGGAGCTTCGCATCGCAGGAGGTGTACGAATTCCTTCTGTGTGCTAGTTTCCTAACCGCATTCGCGAACCTAAAAACAGCCGGAATGGTCGAGAGTTTACCCTTCAGGTAAATGGGAGTTACCTCGATACCTGAGTAATAGTGCTTTCCACAGCTTTCCCTGAACCGCGAAGCGAAATGACTTTTCTTCACGTTCATTGTGAAACCGTAAAAGAGGCACATCTCAGCAAAAAGCTCCAAGCAATTTACGGGAATAATAACATCATCCCCGTAAACACTTACAGTAAAACCGCTGTCTCTCGACAGTGGCACCTGTAAGTATTCTGCGCAGCATAAAGCAGTAGCGTAGAAAATAAGCGATTCCAATTCGAATGTAAAGCCGTTCCCCATACTGGAGAACTTCTCCCATTCACGGATTTCGCCGCTTAGAACACCGAAATGAGATCGGCACGCGTCCATCAGGGTGTACATTCGAGTAGAAACCAACTCTCGAACGACATTCCGACTGACGCTATCACTAGCAGAGGAGAAGTCAATCGTCGCTAACCTAAGGTATTTAGAACCCTCAAGCGCTAACGACTGATTCTTACTCTGGTAATTTAAGTCGACCCCAAACATAAGGAGTCGCTTCCGCATATACATGCCAATCGCCTTTTGGAACCAGAGATTAAAACCTGGTTCAATGGCAATGACACGGTTAGCAGTCGCGTCCTTAGGGACAGTAGTGACCTTGTTTCCCGTTTCTATCTTGAACGAAAAACCTTCAAGCTTTGAAACATCGGTAAACCACCCAGGATAAGAATCTTGGAAGGCTTCGACTGGAAACACGTCAAGCAGGCATCGCGTTATCCCAGTTTCGTACTGGAATTTATTGGCTGAACTGGAATACCGACGCGGAATTACCGTCGATGAACCAGGGCCCCAATTGGCAGCCGCGACGAGATCCTGATAACTAATCTCGCCTAGAATCTTGCTGATTTTACGAACAACTGCATTATGCAGGTGAACGACGCGACCCGTAAATTGTGGGTGGCGTGCAAGATCTTCGAATAAGAGATTAGTCGACTTACACGAGAGTTCGAATTTCTCGAACTTTTCGAACGCACGATCATCGAGATCATAGCCAAGTTCCAAGAACTTGGATTTTGACATCAATGTCGTCGCTGCGTAAGCATCCCGAATCTCCACCAATGTATCGTAGTGGAGTGGATCAAACCTCAGATCGGCAAGTTGTTCATGCTCACCATAGTGGTAAAGCATGTAAACAGCCAAAGCACGAGGACAATCCAGGGATTCAAGAAATAGAACGACAGCCTCGGTAGTTACTTCCGAGGGAACACGGTATTGCTTAAGCAGCTTTAAAAGCCGCTTCGATTCTTCACGCTTTTTAAAAGACATGATGGGAAGCTCCTTATGATACGGCGGTTTTAATACGGCGGATCATAATTCAGAACAGCGCCGACGACGGGACTACCAGTAGCATCGGTAGGAGCCGCATCGCTTGCGTTGATCGTCGTCGCAAACAGTGATTTCACCAGATTGAACAGCGCAAGCCGTTCGGCTGATGTACTCACTGCAGGCAACAGGAACTCGCCGATGAACTGCGGCATGTATGCCACCGGCGCAACAGGGATTATCCCCGAAGCGGTCGAGGCAGTGACAGTCGCCATAACCGGCACACCCAACTTGATCGACACTCGGTACACGTTGCTCACTTTCGTGGGCGCACGTACAGCCAAAGTGAAGAAAGGATAACCGGCCGCAATACCGCCGGAACGGTCAACCCACCGTGAGACCCCTGGAGCAATAAAACCTTCAGGGCCAAACGTTTTGTCAACACCGACCGTCGCCGAAGTAGTAAGCTCCGTAGGCGATACAATAGTTGACAACTTTACATCGGCTCTTTGAGCCATAAGATGTGTTCCTTGATTTATATCAATGGATCGGCATCTCACAACTACTTAAAGGCAGCCCTTAAAAGCGCGAGACCGTTCAGCGCGTGGACAACACTAAGAGGATTCTTGAAAGCCGGGGCTACAAGTGTCGGGAAGCTATAAAGCTTCGCACGATTAACTATGACCCAAGTCCTCCAATAGTCACCCTTAATATCCAGCGTCACATGAGGGTACGTCCAGTAAGGATACTTCCCGTGGTAGTTCTGTACCGACGAAGTGTACTGCACCGTCGCATTGGACTCAAACCCGTCAAGGAATTTCATACCCTCGAACGCACTAAGCGTCTCTAGATATGGACCCAACGGAAAGAACCAATCAACGACGAAGCTGTACGGCAGCACTTCCCATGCGAGATTGATGGGATTTGTAAAGCCGGTTTGAGCTGCAAAAGCTCGCAATCCGCTGTCGACCGTATAACGGATGCCAATAGTGCAATGGGTAATTGTGGTCACTTTCATGACCCCCGTTTTCTGCACAAAATTGCCACCCATCGTATTGTCTAAGCTGGACACGATGCGATCATAGCCCTTACCGCGCGCAGTTCTCACAACTTCGGGCTCCTGAACCAGATATCTGGAAAGAGCCTCTAGGGCACCATGGATGTCGGAAAGAAGAGGTTTCCATCCGTACTGTAACGCGAGCCAATTTTCGGCCACCGTTTTCAGCGGGGAGGTTACTCGACCAACATCCAGATCGACCCTCTTGACTGATCCTGTAGGATCAAGTTTAAGATCGATCTTGGGCATAGCACTTTTAGGTCTTTTGGACTTTATGAGTGGTTCGCCACTTACTCGGTACCCAATGCCACGAGATGCGATTGTAGGAGTTATTAAACGACTCCAGGCGGCTTCATAACGCCCTCTCTTGACCAGTAGGAGACTCCCAGCAATGCGTCGGGCAGAATCGCCGATCATTCGGGTAAGTTGACCAAACTGAGCAAGATCTTGCGCAATGTTACCATCGAGTCCGGTTTCGGACCTTGCAATCAACATCTTAACGGCATTATTGTGGGCCAGCCCAGAATGGACTGGACCTGCAGGAATGTTCACACCCGGAAGATAGCTCGACGGAGAATAATATTCCGCCGTATTCTGGGCACCATAGTCGCCACCATCTGTACAAACGCGCAGATCGTGGCCCATTGGATCGCTCACCTTCTTCAACACGAGGCTGTACGGGTTAACCGGCAGCGCTCCCCGACGTTTTCCGCGGAACCCAGGCGTGTTAGTGCTGGAGTATGCTCTATAATAGCGTAGCGGGTTAGTTGGCACCTCATGAAGAGGTG